TGGCGGGGCTCGCTGGCGTCGTTGAGCTCGATGCAGGGCGTGCCTTGGAGCTCGCGCACGGTGCGTTCGAGGGTGACGGAGTAGCGTCGGCGGATGGCCTTGGGGTCGGCCTGGCGGAGATCCCAGGCGGTCTCGATGCCCTGAATGGCCAGCCGCTCGACCAGCTGGCGGCCGACGCCCCAGACGTCGCCCAGGGCGGTGCGCTCGAGCAGGCGTCGTGTGTCGTCGCCGTCGGCGTGCATCACGCACACCCCGTCGAATTCCGGCAGATTCTTGGCGGCGCGGTTGGCCAGCTTGGCCAAGGTGCGGGTGGGCGCCACGCCCACGCAGACAGGGATGCCGGTGAACTGGCGCACGTTGCGGTAGAGCGTGCGCGCGAGTGCCTGGGTGGTGGCGGCGTCGAAGTCGTCGAACCTGACGAACATCTCGTCGATGGAGTAGGGCTCGACGCCGGCGGAGAACTCCTCGAGGACCTCGCGCACCCGGGCGCTCATGTCGCCGTAGAGCTCGTAGTTGGAGGAGAGTAGGTGAATGCGGCCCTGGTTGACCCACTGCTGCAGCTCGAAGGCTGGGGTGCCCATCTCGACGCCCAGGGCCTTGAGCTCGTTGGAGCGGGCGATCACGCAGCCGTCGTTGTTGGACATCACGCCCACCGGCAGGCCCTCGAGCCGCGGCTGGAAGACGCGCTCGCAGCTGACGTAGAAGTTGTTGCAGTCCACCAACCCGATCATACGGCGTACTCGTGGATGACCGAGCGCACCACGCCCCATACCTGGCAGTCGAGGTTGGCGAGCGGGATCGGCGCGTACTGGCTGTTGCCGGAGCACAGGTAGGGCCGCTTCCCGATCATCTCGTAGCGCTTCACGATCACCTCGCCGTCGACCAGGGCGACGACGATGTGTCCGGGGCGGGCGTCGATCGAGCGGTCCACCACCAGGGTGTCGCCGTCCTGGATGCCGAACTCGACCATGCTGTCACCGGTGACGGTCATAAAAAACGTGGCCGCGGGGCGCTTCACCAGCCGCTCGTTGAGGTCGAGCGTGCGGCCGACGTAGTCCTCCGCCGGCGAGGGGAAGCCGGAGATGCCGGCGCGGATGGTGGCCAGCGGATGGGGCAGGGCGCTGTACGGCGGTGCCGGGTGCGGATGGCGGATCTCGGGATCGCGCATGGCGGTTCCTCTTGTCAAATACTGTTCATTTATACAGTATTCGACAGCAGTACACCCTTAGGCAAACGCTAATATGAACAGCAGTCAGGGGGAACAAGCGGCCGGGCCCGGCATGGCGCGGATTGTGGCAGGATCACGAATTGGCAGGAATGAACATTTACCGGATGCTGGATCACAATCCAGCATCCTGAAGGACAGCAGCTACATCCTGTCGTCATTCTCAATATATCCGTCCTTGCCATAATTTTTATCGATGAAATTTTCAATGAGCTCGTCCTGATCACTGTCCAGCTCATCTATAGGTGTGCCCTCAAAATCTAATGCTCGCATAGCTTCCTTCAGCACCTCCGGGCGTATCATAGTCATAGCGTGCACCTCCTGTGTGAAATGGCTTTAGTGGGAACGCAAGCTATGGGGGCTGGAGTCTGTAAATTCAATCGCCCTAATAAAAAAATATGTGCTGGGCATCTAGCCCCTCCATGATGGAGGGGCTTAACGTATGCGCTTTACACAAGGTCTCGCTCGGCAAACGAAACGCAGGCATCCAAGCCGATCACCAAATGGTCAACGACGCGAATCTCCACCAGTCCCAGTGCCTCCTTCAGCCGCTGGGTGATGCGTCGGTCGGCGTCACTGGGTTCGGGATCACCCGAGGGATGGTTGTGAACCAGGATCACTGCAGCAGCGTTGCAGGCCAGGGCATGCTTGACCACTTCACGCGGGTAGACGCTCGCTGAGTCGATGGTGCCGCGAAACAGCTCCTCGAAGCAGATTACCCGATGTTGGCTGTCGAGGAACAGGGCGCTGAAGACCTCGTGCTCGTAGTCCTGCAGCAGCACCTGCAGGTACTCGAACGCGAGAGCTGGCTGGGTGATCTTGCGTCCTTTGGCCAGTCGGCGACGAGCGAATGCCTTGGCGATGTTTAAGAGCTCCGATTCAGTCACCGTGTCGGTGATGCGATAGGTGCCGGCGGTCTCGCCGGCACTCAGCTTGCGGTGGTGCATGGTGTTGCTCCTTAGGCCGCCATGACCATGGCCATGCGGCGTTCCAGCTCCTCATAGAACGCCTCGACGCGTTCGGCGATGGTGCGGATCATCACCTCGTCCCGGTAGGCGCGCTTCACGAACAGCGGCATGCCTGGCCAGTAGCTGACGAAGTCGATCCACTCGCACTCGCTGACCCACAGCCCGCCTTGGCACTGAGCGACGTGCTCCTGGGGCAGCTCGTCGGTCAGCAGTAGCTCGATCTGGTACTTGGGCAGCTTGGTCTTGATTTCGACTAGGCCATTGCTGTCGACCAGGCAGTCAGGCGAGTAGCCCACCCCGTGGTTGAGGATGATGCCGACCTGCTCCAGTTGGGGCAGGCCGGCGGCCTCGTGATAGAGCTCCCGGGCCACGGGTTCCAGCTCATGACCGCGCTGGGTGTGAGCGTTGCCCTGGAAGGCATCGGAGGGCTCGCCGGTGATGCGCTCGCCGATCAGCTGATGCATGTAGCTCATCGCACCGGTACCGAAGCCTCCCGGCCCCTTGCCCTTGACCAGCAGAGTCTTCAGCTCGGACATGGTGACGATGCCCAGACGGGCGGCATGCCACTCGGGCGTGCCCTGTTCCAGTGTCAGGGTCTGCATGACGATCTCCTTCTCGATGACACGGCATAGGCCAGCGAGGGGAGGCCCCTCGCCGGCCGCTCAGTGATGTTGACGGTTGGGCTGGGCCCGCTTCTGCAGGGAGGCACGCAGCTTGTCGAAGTCACCACGGGGCACCTGCTGGGCGTCGCCGTACTTACCGACGAACCACTCCTGGGTCGCTGGGGGACAGGCGGCAATCAGCTGCCGGATCTGCCCGGCCTGGAAGGGCGTGACCAGATTCACCGGGGCGGCGGCGTGGCCGTTGTCGTCCTGGCCCCGGGTGGTGATGTTGAGCAGGGCGCAGAGCACGTAGCGCTTGCCATAGCTGGTAGAGGAACCGAAGGCCTGGACGGCGTTCTTGCTGCCGCTGGTATCGGCCGGCAACAGCATGCTGGTTTCTTCACGATGACCGTCCTGGTGCATCAGCACGCCGGTCACCTGAATGCCACGCTCCTGGGTCTGAATCCGGAAGCTCACCGCGAAGCCGTGCTTCTTCATGATCGGACGCACGGTATCGACGATGTCTTCTAGGGTGGCGTAGTGCCCGTTATTGGTCTTGCCACGCTCGGCGATGCTTGGCAGCTCGGTCTGCATGGCCGCCATGGCGGCGCTATAGGCCATCAGTGCCTGGCGGTCGAGCACCCGCTCCTGCATTTGCAACAGGCGCTCCATCTTGTCGATGTCGACCTCGGGATTGAGGGCGGCCCGCTCGATCACCTGGATGATCGCGGTGCTGTCCTGGGTTGCTTGAGCGATCGGTGTCTGGTCGGCGGTCTTGGGATGAATGGGGGTTGCCATGATGGCCTCCGTTATCGATAGCGTTGGATGACGTCAGGGAGCTCCTCGGTCGGGACCGGCTCCAGGGATACGGCCACGCGATAGACCTGACCCTTGGCCAGCACGTGGGTCTCGGTCGCTTGCTCGCCAGCCTCGAGTAACTGACGCGTCAGCTGGGTCAGGGCATGGCAGATCTCGAATGTCATGGGTGGTTGCATCGGTACCTCCATAAACAAAAACGCCCGGCCTTTGATGGGCCGGGCGCTATGCCGTGGTGAGGGAAAGACGGGGGAGAACGAAGGGCGCCGTTCAGGCCACCAGCGCAAGGGCGGACTCCAGCGCCTTGTCCTTGAGGCCGGCGCCCTGGCCGAACCAGGCGGAGTCCATGCGGTAATCGTTGCTGCGAGCACGCTTCTCGTGGTCCACGTACTCGGTGACCGCGTTGAGCAGGCCCCAGGCGGTGCCTTGCGCCGTGCACAGCTGAGAACCGCGTCCCTCGCCCTGGTAAAGCTTCTGGACGCGATTGAGGGCACGGAAGTTAGGTAGCTTGGACGGATCCTCCAGCGGCGCCTCGGCGTTGCAGATCACCGACTGGAAGTAGGTCCTCGCTTCTTCCTGGCTGACCTTGCGCTCGGCCAGGGTTTTCAGGCGATACATGAAGTCGTCCCACTGGGACACGGAGATCCCCAGCTGCTGTTTGACCAGCTGCGGACGGAACTCGGTGCTGTGCGGCACCTTCACGCCTTGCGAAGTACCGTCCACGGCGATGGTCAGGGTGTTGTTGCAGACCACCCGCACGGACGTCGGGGTGGCGACGGTAGCCAGTGAACCGTCGCAGGAGGTGGCCAGCAGCAGGTAGTCGTTGACCTGATCCTGGCCCTTCAGAGCTCCGCCCAGGCCACTGCGCGCCAGAGCCCAGAACTTGCGGCCACCCTTGAGCACGCCGGCCGTCTCGAGCTCATAGCCTGCGTATTCCGTGAGATCCCGGTAGAACTCCAGCACCTCTTCCGGCTGTACCACCTTGTAGCGTTGGGAGACCACCGACAGCGGGGCCTGGGTGTCGGAGCGATAGAGCACCTTCTGCTCCGGGAAGGAGTGGATGCTGCCCAAGTGGCCCGCGCCATTGGTGATTGAATCGCCCCAGATCTTCTAGACACCCGTCAGGCTCTGGGTATAACGCCGTTCGTCTTCTATGGATGACAAGTCATCGCTCGGACTGGTCACAAAAACCGCTCGACTACGCGACCTTGTCGAGG